CCACAGAACGGACATACGCTAATGGATTTATTTATGATTTTTAAAGGATCAATCTTATCCGGATATTTAAGTATCTTCATTTTGATTCTCCAGTTCAAGATTATAATAATCGTCTATCCCATCAGAACTCAATCTTGTACATACAGCGCATAAACTATGAAAAGCCCCATCGTCGTACGAGCATCCTTTACAGCTAAGAGTTACTGCTTTCTTAAGTTTCAAGTTTTCGTAAGTATAAGGAAGTTTACATGGCATAGTAATCCTAGTAAAAGTACATCCACAGTTCGGACAATTGTGTGGAACTATTGTATAAATCGTGTCGCATGCAACATGATTATCATAATATAAAATGCTATCGCCATCAGTGATGCTTACTTCTTCCAAAATAATGTGTCCACAATTGCTGCAAATAGGTGCAAAGTTAATTTCAGCATTAATCATTTTAATTCCTCCTTATCACGAATACTACAGCGGAGCATACACTTTCGTATTCTTATAAGATGCTGTATGGCATTAATCCAGGCAGAAGCTTCGCGAATTGCTTGTGTATCATCTACATTGTATACAGTGATTCCTGCAAGATACTCAGAACTTTTGCGGATTTTGTTCGTTACGATTTCAAGTTGAACGTCAGTAAGTCTACTAGGTTCCTCTTCATAAATATCCAAATTCGACAAAAGTTCAAGCAAATATTCTTCGGCATCAATGTAAATACTAATTAGCTCTCCTGGATCGTAAGTAAGAGCTTTTACGCCAAATAGGCCAGCGGCAGAATTAACATGTAAGGATATAGCCGTGTACGCTTCTAAAATTGTTGACTTTAATTTGTTAAATGAGTTCATTTTGATTCCTCCCACAATCAATAACAGAAAACAAAAAGGCGAACCAGAAGTTACATTTGCCTGAACCTCTAGTTCGCCTGAAATTATTCAACGTCCAGCACGGTGGTAAGATAAAAGAAATCTGTACCATCCGCGGTCATACGAAACTCGCTGTGACGGTCTTTCGGCAGCATAGATTCTTCGTTGACCAGTTTGCACCAGTAATCCTTGGCTCCGTGCTTATAGCCATATCTATAACACTCTTCGCCATACTTGGCTCCTTTCTGTCCCATAACGAAAAACATTGCTGCCATGCCAACTGCAAGTCCAATAATTCCGCTAATAATCATTTTCTTCATTTCAATTCCTCCCTATAATAGAATTTGAATACTATTTCCATTATAGGGAATGTAAATTCTAAGAAAACTAAGAGGAGCTGTATTAGCCCCTCTTGTTTCTCCTTTCTTTATTAATCGAGGCGATTGCCTCAACAACAAGTTCCTCTGCATCCTCGTCAGATATGACTTTTTCAAAAAATACCTTAATGCCATGCTGTTTCACAATAGCTATACAAATGTCAGCTATTATGAACAGATGGCACAAAGGCACTAGACATATAACGAGGAGAGCAATCCATGCCATAGTCATATGATCAACCTCCTTTCTATATTAGGAGGTGAAAAAATTGTTAACCTTTAAGAGACTCTCTGATTTTAAAGCAATCATCCCACGAAAGCTTTTTATACTTTAGATACTCTTCTCTGTTAAACCATTCTCTATAGCCAGCATAGTGAACTATTTTGATGATGTTTGTCTTCGCTGTGTACTCATTTACATTATACATGGATGGCATATCATGAATATGTCCAAGGCAGAACTTATTGTACGTATCCTGGTCAAGAAACGTATACACGGTTTTATTAAGAGCCTCTATCATCCTGTCGTCGATCTTGTCCTCACGAAGTTTCTTAAGATTCTGAAGCATAACGCCGGCATTCGTGTAAAGGACGTTTTGAGCGACATTTGATCTATCTGGTTCTCTGCTTGCCGAAAAGTAATAATTTTCAATCGGCAAATTCCATATATCAGAAACATCATCTATAGCGATCGTGTCAACATCAAGAGACAGTATGCGATCAAGTTCTGGAAACTCTTTCGTGAAACAAGTTCGAATCATAGCCATATACGTGAATTTGTTTCTGTGATTAGGATTATCCGCTCTAAAATATGTCTGTTTTGAAACATTCCTGGTTGACACGATATCAGGAAGATCGTATGGAAACTTATCGTCCTCGATGAACAGCCATATCTTATCAACATCTGAATGGCATATGAGCGACTTTACAGCAGGAAGCATATGTTCGTACAGGTTCCTTGTACCGGTATAAATAGCAACTTTATTTCTCTTATTCTCATCCATTTTGATTCACCTTTCGCATCCTAAGCTTCTTTTCAAGCTCATCTATTAAGTCTTTATCTTCGAAGTATAATGCCATGGACTGGACTCCTTCTTTCTCCGTCCTTTCCCTATTTACAATTGATCCTCCAATAAGATAATCTATGTGATCAACGAGATTAGGTGATAAGTTAATTCCAGGGTAGTCTTTCTCCATTATGAACTCACGAAACATGTAATCGTCCTGTTTACGTGATTCAATTATCTTAGAGTATCTAGGATCGTTAACAGCTTTTGTGTAGAACCACTCTGCTGCAGAAGTGCCGATTTGATTCGGGATCCTAATGCAAGGAAACGAATACCACATTTGAAACGCAGGCACTTTTCCGATGCTATATCTCTGAAAGTCTTTAGTCCAGCAATACCCGTTTACAATACCAAGAGGATAATCTGTATCAACCGTCCTTACTTTGAAATCTCGGCATATGATGACGTCGTCCTGTAAATGCCATGTAGCTTCGTCCGCCTCTCCTTTTGACTCCTTAAGAGAAGTAAAGAATGAATCAAGGCATCCGAATGTGCCATCGTCTAGCATTATCCAGATGTCATCTCCATTTATGCCTTGAGCCTCCATGGATGGAATCAGAAATTCCTCGACATACCATATCCTTTTGTAATATGTATGAATCATAAATTTATCAGTCGAGCTCACTATTTTGATTCCTCCTTTCGTTTGTTTCACTCACACTGTCTTGCCAAGCTCACAGGCTCGCTTAGATCGATAAGAAAAACAAGAGGAGCTGATCTTATTAGACCAACCCCTCTTTACAGCGCATGCAAAAATTAAAGACTATGAATCTCAGATTCGTCTATATCAAAGACTTCAGCTGCATCGTCAATGACATAATTACTATAGACTGAACCACTATCTATTTTAATCTCACCTTTCTTAATCGCTCTCGCTACCTTACATGACTTACATGCCGGCTTTCTATTAGTAGTGTGCGCCGCAGACGGACATTTTTCGAGATTTATGATGCATTGCCAACCGAAATGCCCACCAACCCACTTACCATACTTTTGAGATTCTGCCATTTTAATCCTCCAATCTTTTACACATTGTATTCAACCGCCTCCTGCCTATTGATGAAAAAGTGTATTCCTTCACTGCACTCTTTCCATCTGTCTTCGCAGAAATCCGAGACAGTCACAACCTCGCCTACTTTGTAAATAAAACTACTGTTATAATTTGAGGCAATCTCCGTTAATCCGCATGGACTTCCGTCAATTTCTGTAATGTTTAAAACCTTTGCTTTATTACATCTGCATTTGCGTCCCGTTGCTGAGAGACGTTTAGCATCTTCTGGAATTTCAAGGCAAACAATTTTGCCCGATGCCTTTTTCCACCCGATGAACATACCGAAATCGGGGCAAGCATATGGAATTAATGGCATGTTTTTGGCTTCGCGCAGGTCAGCTCTGGACAGGTCGGCTCCGCGCAGGTTGGCTCCGTACAGGTCGGCTTCGCGCAGGTTGGCTCCGCGCAGGTTGGCTCCGTACAGGTCAGCTCTGGACAGGTCAGCTCTGGACAGGTCGGCTTCGCGCAGGTCAGCTCTGGACAGGTCGGCTTCGCGCAGGTCAGCTCTGGACAGGTCGGCTTCGCGCAGGTTGGCTCCGCGCAGGTTGGCTCCGTACAGGTCAGCTCTGGACAGGTCGGCTCCGCGCAGGTTGGCCTTCATACTCTCCCAACCTTCGCAGTCTTCTTCGATCCAATGGCTGTGCTTTTCTAAAATTTCGTTTAGCTTCTCTATCATATTAACCTCCCATCCACGGAAACGGGCAGTCCCAGAGCCAGTTTCCAGTGTTTCTATCATCGTATGTAACGGCGCTTATCTTTCCACGAACTATTTTAAATTCCTGTATGAATTCCATGCCACATTCAATACCGTACAGAATAAGATCCAAGTCGTACTGAAGAGCTATATTTAGCCAATCTTCCTCCCGATAGCCCCACGCCTGTTTTATTGGTATTCTACAAGTAGCTATGTTGTCTTTAGTTCTTACCTGCGTATAATACCCGCATTGTTCTTCATCAAAGAATGCACGAGTAGTCCCTTTAATGTATACCCAAGTTGCCGGTACATCCTCAACGAGAACGTATATCGTGTCATCATCTTCGCCATCAAATGCAAATATGTCGCCAGGAACCAGTTCATTTTTATGAGTTTTTACATTACATGTATACCGTTCGAACCCTTCCTTTAAGAACTTAAGCACATTCTCTTTTGTCCCACGAATGCCTAAGCTTCCTTCACACCAATTCGGCATCTCCAGT